AGGAAAGGGAGGTCTGTTGGCTTATGATTTTCCTTCGGGTGGTCGTATTTTTGCGGATCCCAGGACTGGTTTTGTTATTAGTGGGGACAATTTAACGTTTCGTCAAACCGAACTTCTCAATGATTTTGTTGAAGATAGGGCTGCTTACTCAGCTGAGGTTGGTGAGCTCCTTTCTCGCAATTATTTGGGTAGGCCTAGCGCAATTAGGGCAGAGTTAGACGCTCGATATACAGAGGCTGAAGACTTGGATAATAAGGCATTTAATGACGGTGCTTTGGTTCCGGGTCGCCGATCAGCGAAACGTGCCCGTGGAAAGGAGGGAGGAGATCCAGACGATTGGGAGGATAAGAATTGTGATGATTCTGAACCGATCCAGGGAGTTGATTTCCTATTACAGCCGACTGCCCCTCCACCAACCCCCCCCCCTGAAGCGCCACCTCTTCCGGTTTTTGTTGATCTTCCTAAGGAGGAAAAATATCCGGTTTTGAGTGTGTCCGCTGAGAAAGCGCTTTCAGGTATTAGTAGGGATGATGTTTCGGTCATGTTGCGCGAAGCTGAACTGAAACAAAAAGAACGTGAAGAGAAACTTATGGCGTTGTTACAAGCCACTAGTGATCAATTAGGCGTTTTGCAAGCGGAAAAAGAGAAGGAGGTTAAACGCTCTGAAGAATATTCTGCTCGAATTGCAACTGAGATGAAGCAAGAGAGAGAAAGAAGCATCAAGCAAGTTGAGGAAGCCACTCGCACTCAAATACAAGTTATTGCTGATGCTGTAGCACGCGAGAAGACTCGTAGAATCTCTGAGGAGTTGGAAAAGTCACGGAACGAGATTGCTAAAGTTAAGGCTGAAGCACTTGTGAAATTGGCTAATCAGAAGAAGGCTTTTGAAATCCAACAAGCTCAGAAGGTTGAGGAGTTAAAGAAAGAAATGTCTGAGATGAAGACTACTCGTGCGCAAGCTAAAGAGGCGTTGGTAAATCCTAGAGCACCTATACCTGTGGCTAAGAAAGAATGTTATTCCTATGCCACTTCGGGGATCTGTAGCAAGAAAGGTTGTGTTTACAAGCACACTAGTGACAAGTTTGGGGAAGCCGTTTCTATGGTTAATTCAGAGTCTAGTGCTAGTGTAGCTTGGATTACTCCTTTGTATTCCACTGGACCAAAAGACTTCTCACCGGATTTTCGGGTGGGGGGCCGAGTTTAATGGTCGCCCAAAAAGAAAATTGTGATTTTGGATTGGGTGAGTTGGAATCGTTGTTTAGTTATGCCGGGCAAGGTTTAAGGTTGCATTTGAGTGCTTCCAAACCCGTTTTAGATCAAGACTTAGTTGGTGATAGACCAGTAGGCTTGGGTTGGAAGTTATCTGATGATTATGTGATGCCGGAGATTGATGTGAGGGCAGAGAAACTGAGTTTTCTTGCCCATTTAAAAGATGTTTATTTAGTTGGTGATGGTTCGCCAGGTTCCGTCGAGAGGACTGCCTTTGATGGGGTGCTTAGAGATGAGCCTACTTTTGGTCAGCTTTCAGCTGCTCAAGTAGCTCTCGAATTGTTGTACTCTAGTGCTAGGTGGGTTCTTAAAAATGATTTCTTGGGTGATGAGAACATTGAATTAGCAGTGTTAGCGTCCAATAAGCAATCCTCGCCGGGTTATCCTTTGTGTAAGGACTATGCTACCAATGAAGAACTATTTTCACAATTTCCGGGAGGCCATCGTGGCATTTGTTTTCTTGTTAGCAAGAGGGTCAATAAAATGATTTCCTGTTTTCTTAACAATGGCACGTGGGATGAGAGTTATCGAGATCCCATTCGGTTATTTATCAAACGGGAGCCCCATTCAGCAGAGAAAGTTAAAAAGAATAAGCTTAGGTTGATTTGGGCAGTTTCCATTGTTGATAGTGTCATTGATTCTTTGATTTTTGGTCCGGGTGATGAAGCAGAAGTTGCTAATTTTAGGACCATACCTTCGAAAGTTGGTATGAGTAATCACTCAGGAGTTCATTCTCTCACAGAATGGTTGACAGAAGGTGGTGATAACCATGATTTTGTGTCCATTGATAAATCGGGTTGGGATTGGACGGTTCGTCCATTCCAATTTCGTAGTTTTCTTGAGTCTAGGTCCAGGCTTTGTCTTAACAAAACTGCCCTACCGGCTGTCTTTTCTCTTTGGAGAGGTATGGCTGAGATGCGGTTGCAGATGTTGATGAAAAAGAGGATTGTATTCTCAGATGGATCAATGTATGATCAGAAATTTGATGGTATCATGCCTTCAGGTAGTAAGATCACGATTTCGATGAATAGCTATTGTCAAGTGTTGCTTAAGGTCATGTTTTGTCACTCTCGTGGTGGCTTTGATGAGCTGGCTCACAGGGTAGCTTCAATGGGTGATGATACTACCGAGAAGTTGGGTGCCTATGAGGTAAAAGATTATGTAGATTTTATGCGTAGGTGGCACTCAATTAAGCGTGCAGGTGAGAAAGGTCCGTTGTTTGATCAGGAGTTCTGTTCAGCCGGATTCTATTATTCTCCCAGGCATGGTAGATATGCAGCTTACCCTAATCGTTTTGAGAGAGCAAAGTTTATGCTGGCCTATAAAGAGCCGGGGAAGTTACAATTTGCTGAAGACTATTTTGCTAGCGCTTGTTTGCGACATGCATTTCATGTCGATTACGCTGTTTTTGATGAAGCTTTTAGACTTAAGACGAGGGGTGGTCCCAAGTATCGTAGTCAAGAGTATATGCAGGATTTGCACATCAGCAGTGAGATCGATTATGTGTGCTAATCGGGTCTGGCGAACGCCGGAAAATGTCGAAATTGGATACTGAAGTGATTATGTTGAATTCAAGGAGAGCCAAGAGGCTTAAGAAGAAAGCTTTGCGACGCTCACAACAAGCTAAAGGTCCAATTAGAGTGGTTGAGGTTGTTGAGAAATTGGTTGAGAAGAAGAAGAAGAAAGCAC